AGTTATCGTTTGCAGAGGCCGCTAAGAAGGCGGGATATAAGAATCCTGTCGTTATCGGTAGGTATATGCGAGAAGGCAATAAGTATTCGCACGTACGTCGGGAGTATGAACGCTTGATGTCGGAGGCTAAGAAAAAGTTTGAGCTAACGCATGAACGAGCAGTCGAGGACTTGTATAAGCTACGAGATGATGCTTGGGGTCGGGGTGCATTTAACGCGGCTATACAAGCTCAAGGACTGTTGCTCAAAGTCGGGGGACTTATCGTTGATCGTCGGGAAGTATTGCACGGCAAGATAGATCAGATGAGTCGGGAAGAGGTTGAGCGTAGACTCCAGGACTTACTAGGATCTAAGACAGGTATTACGATTGAGAACAAGTCGGATACTAAGGCCATAGAAAGTAAGTAGTCGGGAGTCATTAGGTTATATCTTGTAAGTCTTTTTCAGACACGTACTTATTAAGACAACTCATAATTATATTCACTCTATCTAATAGAGATTGCTTACATTCAATAATCTCATCATCATTTAGTTCATTCAAAGAGCATGACAACTCTTCTGCTTCATTCCAAGCTTTTACTATATCTAACCTATTCATTAGCTTTTCTCCACCTCATAAAGACTGCCTTCGCCTAGATTTAAGTCGATAAAATCTTCGGCTTCTTCTTGTGTATTAAAAGTCTCATCAAGAAGATACGTTGTCATAGTATCTCGATACCTTATTTTATATTTTGTTATTTCCATTATTTTATTCATTAGCTTTTCTCCCCGTTTGTAAATAAACGAATGAATTTAGTACCATCACATTCTCGCCATCCATTGTCTGTTGGGTATACAGCATATATAGCACAAGTTGTTTTAGTTCTTGGGTTTTCCATATCATCATCCCAACACTCAATATCAAAATATTGTCCATCTATTTCTATTTCATCCCAAGTTTGTTCACCGCTAGGGTAAGTGTCTTCTAAAAACTCTTTATATATTTTTTCTGCTTGTACTCTTCCCTGTTCAAGTTGTTTTTCTGTTATCCAGTCAACATTACTCATTATTCTGACTCCGCATACATTTTATTTACAAATTCTGACTCCGAAAACATATCACTTATCATATCTTCGTCATAACCAAGCTCGTATTTGAGATATTCTATAAATTCTTCTTTATTCATATCTTCTATTTGAGATTTAAAGTACGCTATTAAATGTCCGTATACATTATCCAAATCTTCAAAAGTTGACTCTGCCTCTCCTTCTGCCCAAGTCTGTTTTACTTTATCTATATCAATCATTAGCTTTTCTCCTTGAGTTTATTCCTAGCTTTAGCGGACTCAACTATTCTGTTCCACCTGTTGCCTTTCTTACGTTTGTTAACCAATCCATCAGCTTCTTCGGGGCAACTATCCCGCCAGGCCTTATCTAAGTCTTTAAGATTCATTGTTGATCTCCGTATGTTGTTTTTTGTTGTTCTTTAGTCAGCTTATCTTCGTAGAAATAAACTACTGCTACGCAACCTTTAGTCGCACATTCTTCGATTCTGTAGTCTATCTCGTCAAAGTCGTTAAAACTTCCAAGAAGATCAGCTACATCACCTGTAGTTATTTTATTTTGCATTATTATTCTCCTGTATTTTAATTAGTCGGGTTAGATACCACTCAGCTTTCTTTAAATCTTCAAGGCCACCTTTGTCCTTGTATCGGGTAACGTACTTGATGATATTGCCTTCTAGGTAGTTCATAGAATGAGAAACAATATAATCAGTCGTTTCTATTCCTTTGCGGTAATAGGTCGGGTTTATATTATCGCTCATAGTTTTATTCTCTTTCATCTATTTCTGTTCCGTCGGGAAAGTAAAAGACTCCATATCCCTCTATAGAGTCGCACTCTTCATCTGTAATTTCGCTTTCAACATAATCAAAGTCTTTTATTTTTTCTATTGCCTCTTTATTAGTTTTAGCATCAACTTCTACTTTGTAGCCATACCAAGTAAGTTCTTTTCTGTAAAAAGTAACTATCATTTTATTGCTCATTGTCGGACTCCTCTTTTTTATACGCACAAACAACAAAGTTATATCCCTCTGCATCTGTATCTAAATCTAATAAATCAGTAAGAATATTTAGCACGTTTACTTTATGGGATTCAGCGTAATCAACACCAAACCACACACCTTCGGGTATAACTGTCCACCCTTCTTTTTCTAGTTCTTTTTTATTTATCATTGTCGGACTCCTCTGTTTCGGGTTCTATTAGTTTTATATCTTCAACATTAATTTCCAAACCACTATCCCCTAATTCACCCATTTGAGAGTCAACAATATCGCAATCGCTATCCTCAAATTTAGCTTCTGCTTCTTCTATAGAATCAGCTTCGCACTCTACCCATTGTTCTTCCCATATTGATTCAAGAACATATCTTTTTGCTTTATATTTAGCCATTTTTGTACTCCCACGTTGTATCTTTCCAATCAAAATCTTCTTCAAGGTTTTTGGCTAGTGTAGTTATTTGTTTCCATATTTCTTCACCACTATAAAACTCAAATGGTTCGTAAGCATGATCGGTTAAGAATTTATGCAGTTTATCCTCATTCCATTGTTCGGCCTCTACGGGTAGATGCTCAGTTAGGAAAGTTGCACTAGCGTAAATAATAAAATCAAAATCAACTTTCATTGTCGGACTCCTGTAATTCAATATCGCCTGTAGCTTCTCTAAAGTTACATTCCTTAGAGGTTATATCACTATCGTAATATTCCCCGTCATTAGCTTTTTGGATGGCTTCTGCTTCATTCTTTGCCTTTATTGTTACCCATTCCCCGTAACCTGTAGCTACTAATACACTATATTTATTCATTAGTTTTGCTCCTTAATAAAAAATCCGCTCAGTATGTCTTCAACTTCACTTACGATATCGCAAAATTCATCTTGTTTTTCTTCGGTATATCTTTCGTCTCCGTTCTCGTCTGTTTCTGTTAGCTGGTCTAAAGATGAATATTGCAAAACATAATGTGAAAGAGTCGCATACAGTTCTACCCAAGTTTCCGTAGGTATGGTTATTTTGTCCTGTTGTTCCCATTTAAGAGCATTGTCGGAATACTCCATTATCTTATTGGTTACTTCTTGATAGTTATGTTCTTCTAAGAGTTCAGCTTTGAGCATAGTGTCTCCAAATGCTATCTCAAAAATATCATCAATAAACTTATCTCTTTTTTCTTCGTTGTATTCGTTTTCGTCGTTTACATCCCACATTAGTTTTGCTCCTTAAAATAAATCTTCTAACTTAGTACCTTTCGGTACTGCTTTTGGGTCGGGTTTTGGTTTGTCTTCTAGAGACTTGCTAAAGCGTTCCTGTATGACTTCCTCAAATTCTCCGTCTTTATAAACCAAGTCAACGACACTATCGTTTCTTATTGGTGTAACAGTTTCTTCGCTATCTTCGGGCATAGAAAAATCATATACCTCACTTAGATCAATATCAGCTATATCTATATTGTCGGGTATCTCTATAAATTTGGTGTAAGTTTCTACTACAGTACATTTAAATTTAGCCATTAGTTTTGCTCCTTAGTCGGGTTATTAGTCGGGGGGTTAGTCGGGTTATAGTCGGGGTTAATATGTATAGAAAAATCAAAGTACTGCATGAGTTGATACAGTAGATCTAATTCTGCTTCTTGTTTGGTGTTGGCAACGGAGATTATATCTCCGTCATCCATTAATATTTTTGCTTCTATCATTGGGCGACCTCTGTTTGTATTTCTTTAATAATCATTATTCCAATACTCTTCTTTAGTTAATCGGTTTTTATATAGTCGCTTATCGCTTGACCATTCATAGGCGAGTTCTTGTATATTATGGTCAAGATATATTGATTGCCCTGTGCAACATCTTCCCCAATATTCGCCATAATCGTTATCAATTACTGGCTCGTTGATTTCTCTTAGTCGGTCAAGAAACCAATCAGAGACTAGATACCATTCAAAGATTTCGTTCATATCTTCGCCATTGTTTCTTACTTCATCAATTAGTTCTTGATCGCTCATATCTTCATCATACGAACCCATATATTTAAGTATTTCCTCATCAGTCATATAAAGGTTTTCTATATTGTCCCACTCAAACCGATAAAGATTTGATTCGCCTTCTTTTTGCATATCAGTAACAAGAGCAGTCTGATTTCTATAAATATGGGGTGTTATAAATATTCTTGTTATATCTTGAACAATCCCATTATCTAAATTGAAATATTCTTCTTTGGTTAATTTTTCTCTCATTGTTTTATTCTCCGTATTAGTTAAACAATAGGTTTATTCTATATTATTTTCTACTATCTGTACACCTTTAAAAGGTGCGGATATGTAGCTAATAAATTAATAGATATTCTTTTAATAGGGAGTTGAGCGGGTAGAAATAGCATTTTCTTTGTCTCTTTTCTTTTTCTATCTCTAGCAA